CCACGCTGCGTTGCAATGCGTCGTTGTTGTCGCCCCCAACAGCCGCAGGCTCTTGGGTTTGTGTTTCATCAGACATGGATAAGCCGCAGGCTTAATTACGCTGCCATCGTAATGGCGCGTGGTGATCGTGTCAAAGCGTGAATGGGACACCCCAATCCGTGAGCCATGGAATCAACTGATTAAGCAATGCCTTGATGCAGTAGATCGCCACGAGCATCTGTACCGCAGTAGCGGCAATGGCTGGCATGCGGCTAAAGCTCAGGATCTGCGGTGGTACGTTGCTGAACTGAAGAACTGGATTCACCGGCAGGAAGCAGCTACCATTTCACCTTGTCCGCCCAAAATGCCGGAGACATCTTGCCGCGAGCAATGTTGTTAGCGTGCCTTGCTTTGAATGATGCCCGCCTGGCTTTGTCTGCTGCTGACTCGTCTTTGCGCGGCGGACTGCCGCTAACGCCTTGCTGACCGAACCGGATCAGTTTGATGGTCTCGCCCTCCTTGGCCAGTACCGCATGTGATTTGGTCGGATGGCCTGGCGTCCGCTTGGGTTTGTTGTAACCGTCAAACTGCTCGCCGCGATAGGTAATCACGACCGGGCGCCGCGCTTGGTTGCTGACTTGCCGCCAAGCCTTGCCTTGCTTGCGGCGAGCTGCGCCTTGAGATCAGCCATCCTGGCCCTGCTTGCCGCTAGCTTCTCAGTGGCAGCAGCCTTTTTGGCTTGTGCGGCAGCCAGGCCAGCACGAGCTGATGCAGCTTTAGCCGATGGAGCGTTGGCTTTTAATTTGTCTAGCTTTTGCCGCAATACTGCTTGCTCTTTATTGAGCTTACTTGTCTCGCGTCTCGCTGCACGCCTATCCGAATCCCTATCACTGCGATTGCCGTAGGTAACACCACCAGAGCCAGCAAAACGGCCCTTCCTGTCTCGTCTGATGGTGCGACGTGCCATTACTTTTTACCTTGTCGTGGTGCGGGCTTCAGCTCTGACCGCTTTTTAATGACCGCGTTGCCGGTTGACTCGGATTTGATTCGTACGATCGGGTCATCCATGCTGCCGACGCGGGTGACGTTACCGCCGCCTTGCGTTGGTATGGTCGCGCGTTCGCCACCAATGCTGGTGATTACGCCAAACGTGCGCGTGCCTTGATAGCTCCATCTAACCCGGTCGCCGCGTTTCATTTCTTCTTGCCTCCCTTCTTGGGCATGGGCTTTTGAGGCTTGGCTGGTCCGGTGTACTTAGGCATCACTTTTTACCTTTTGGCTTGCGGGACTTGCCGGCTTCAGATAGAGCAATGGCTATTGCCTGCTTGCGGCTTTTGACCTTTGGCCCCTTGCCGGGACCCGGCTTGCCGCTTTGCAGTGTCCCTTGCTTGAACTCGCCCATCACCTTGGCGACTTTCTTGTCCGCCTTGGTCGGCTTCTTGACCATGCCGCCATTCCTCAATGCCTACCAGCAGGCTAGCGCCATCTGCTGTTGCCCATCCTTTGTCGGTGTAAATCGCTGGCACCCATGCCTCGCCAGCCAATGCCTCAACAGGGTCTGAGCTGACCGTAAACAGTCCCTCGTTGCGAAAGTGCCGCAGCTTAGGCAGGTCCATATCGTTTGCGGAGTTGATCTAAGGTTAATTCTGACCCATCATCGCGTACCAGCTTGGCGATGGCAGCATCGGGGCCGTACTTATCCGCCAATCTACGGAAGTAGGGTGCCTTGCTGCCTAATGCCTGCTGCTGCCGCGCCAGCACGTCTGCATTGCTTTCACCTGGCATCTTGTCTTTAAGCCATTTGCCGTATGTGGTGTCGATCGGCACCTGGCCATCCTTGCTGGCGCGAGTAGCTGTCGTTGACGGCGGCAGGATGTCTGGGTCGATGATTGGCACAGTGGTGCTGCGGCAGTTGAAGTGCTGCGGCGGCATCGGGCCTTTGCCGTACTCAAACTCCTTGCCGTCAAGCGCTCGGCAGATCGCGCTGGTGCGAGTGTCGAGCGTAGCGACGTACCTGTAGCGCGGCGTGATGTCTTGGTTGGCCTCGTAGACCTGCTGGCTGGCGGTGTTGGCTACTTGGTTAATGCTGGTGCGTATTAGGGCGATGACTTGATTGTCGGCTACTGCTGTTGCCTGCCCGCCTGCAGCGATGAGCTGCTTAACGGTCTTCGCTTCCTCGCCAAATTGCAGGCTGCCGATCAGCCGTTTGGCAATGGCAGGTGTGGGCTCACCAGTCAGCAGCCCCTGCCGCACCACCTGGCTGAACCGCTCGGCCTGGTCTACAGCAATGCCACGGAACGCCTTGGTGACGACCTCGCCATTAGGCAGCGTGATGGTGGCGCCCTGTGCAGCGGTCAGATTGAACGTGGCCGGGGCGCCTTGCACTGCAGCGAACAGATCATCACTCAGCGCCACCACGTTGAGCTGTGTCGGGTCGGTGGTAACAACCGACTGCGCAAACTGCGGGCTGATCTCCACGGTGTTGACCGCATCCCGTGCGCCAGCCGGTAGCGCTTTGCGGAGCTGATCGGTTACGAACTCGGATTGCAGCTGCGCGATGCCCTGCAGCTCAGCCGCTGTGATCTCCGTTGCATCGCCCGCCCAAGTGCCGAGACTGTCTTTTAACTGCGCAAGGATGGCCCGCAGCCTGGCTGCTTTTACAGGCGCGGCAAGCTCATCAATGGTCCGCAGTTGATTAACCGCATCAATGATGATGTCGTTGTAGGCATTGATAATGCGCCGCGCAACGCTATTGCTATACCTGTTCAGGTCGATGGCGTTGCGATATAGCGCTTCTGGTGTGCTCACTGCCCATCAGACGGTAGATCAAGCCCCGCATTGGATGTGGCATCCAGCTCTTCGTCCACGTCAAAGTTATCGCCTAGCACATCGCCTTCAGCCAGCTCACGCAGCAGGGTTTCTTGGCTGATGGTGCCAGCGGTGTAGAGCGATAGCAGCGCAGTGATGTCCTGCGGCTCAAGGCGTGCGCCGAGGAAGTCGCGGTTGACATAGCTGCTACCGGCAGCAGTTGCATTGCCGAGGTATTGCGCGTGAAACTGCAGGCAGTTGTCGATCATGTCTTGCATATTCTGCGCAATCACCATCATGGTGCTATCGCCCTGGCTGCGATCAATGCGCTTTGCCTCAGCTGTCTCGGCGCTCAGCTTCTGACCTAGCACTGCGGACAGTCCTAGCTCATTGATCTGCAGCGCAAGTTGCTCAAGCCTGCGGAATTGCGCATCAAAGCTGCGACCGGCTGGCTCGATGTACTCGGCGCGGCCTTCAGCTGGAAATGCGATCGCTTCGCCGGGTCCGGCTGACACCTCCTCGGCTGCTGACGGGAACCCGTAGAACGCCAGCATCGGCACGGCTGAGATGTGCAGTTGGTTGTCAAGGTCCGACTGCACCTGATAGGTCTTGAGGTTCAGCTCTGCGATATCCTCCAGTGGCGGGCGGGATTCCATGAAGCCATGGCGCTGCGCATAAGCAATGGTGAACGGGATCTGGCTCAGGCTCGTGCGGCCTTCGTCAACGACGGTGAACTCACCGCTGTCGGCCTTGCGATGGATGCGGTACTCGCCAGGTGTCAGCACACGCACCTGCTCGACGGCCTTCTCGCCAAACTCACCATCTGGCACCGTGACCACTTCCGCCAGCCGCAGCTGGGTCAGCACCTGTCTACCTTCTTGTGTCTCGGTGCGCCAGCCAAGGATCTGCCGTGGTGTGTATGTCACCCAGTAGGGTCTGCCGCCATTAGACGGTGCATCCACCAATGTGCCAACGTGGCCATAGCGAACCATCTTGCGGGCTGCCTCATAGGTCCACACGTTGAGGTCATTGCCTTGCAGGTCTACGTCAAATAGCTGTTCACGGATGATGTCGGCGGCGTCATCCAGCCTGACGGGCTTGCGGGTGAGCATGCCCGCCAGCATGCGCTCTAGGCGGATGTAGTACGGCGGACAGACGCTACGGGACAGGCGGTTGTCGTAGGACTCGTCTAACTCGCGTGGCTCCTGCGGCAGGTATCGGCGATGCTTCTTGCGCATGCCATAGGTGCCCTGCAGCAGATCTTCAATCAGCAGCCAGTGCGGCTCTTGCGCATACCAATTCGTATTCGGGTCGTTGACCTTTGCTACGGTGCGCTGCGCTAGCGGCCGGTCATAGAAGTTGTAACCGCTATACACGAGCGCTA